GGAGGAAAGAAATGTGTACGGGTTGGAGGAAAAACAAAAAAGTCTGGGGGGAATTACCTTAATATCGCGCGCGTGTTGGCTTACATAAAGTTTAGCTTGCCGATTGTTGAGATAATTACGATTATGGAGTGATATAAAATGCCAGGGCCGGCTCCTAAAAAACCAAAGCTACGGCAGCGAAGAAATAAAGATGTTACCGCAAGGATTTTTAAAGAGAAAAAGCCTATAACAAGCATCCCTGAATTGCCGAAGCGACGGCGAAAGTGGCGCGAGGAAACAATCGCTTGGTGGAAGGATATCTGGAAATCTCCGATGGCGACCGAATTTATTCAGTCGGACATCCATCAGTTATATATCCTTGCGGATTTGATTGACGAATATTGGAGGAACCAGGCTAAGGGGAAGGGAGCATCGCCGGCACTGGCGACGGAAATAAGACTGCAGCGGCAGTGTTTCGGGCTGACGCCGATAGACCGCAGAAGATTGCAATGGGAAATCGAGAAGGCAGAGAAAGCGAACGCCAAAGGTCAGAAACGGCGAAACCAGGGCAGGAGAGTCAAGCAATATAAAGTCGACCCGAGGACCGCTCTGGAGTCTATGAACTGACATGACGGTACTGACTATCCCGGATGATAAGGGGAAATGGTATCCGAGCCTGGGGGGGCAGGTCTGCGACTTTATCGAGGAGAACATGGTGTTCGGGCCCGGGCCTTTACACGGCGTGCCGGCTAAACTCGATGAAGATAAGCGGGCTTTCATTTGGCGGATGTATGAGATTTATCCCAAAGAGCACGCCGCGGCCGGTCGGCGCCGCTTCCACCGCTGCGGTATCAGCTTGCCCAAAGGCACGGCAAAAACGGAACTGGGCGCCTGGATAGCGATAGTCGAATGCCACTCGGAAGCACCGATACGCTGCATAGGATGGGATAAACGCGGCAACCCCATAGGGGGCCCGGTTACCGACCCGTATATACCGGTGGTAGCTTCTACCGAAGAGCAGTCCGATGAGCTGTGCTATGGCGCAATCAAGCGCATCCTGGAAGAATGCACATTGGGGCGGGATTTTGACATTGGGCTGGGGCGGATAATGCGGCGTGGCGGGGATGGAAAAATAGTGTCGCTGGCAACCTCCCCCGGTCCCCGTGACGGCGCGCGGACGACTTTTGAAATCTTCGACGAGACACATCGCTTGACCAGTTACCGGCAGCACCAGGCACATCAGACAATGCTATCCAATCTGGCCAAACTAAAGGCGGCCGACCCGTGGGCGCTGGAAATCACGACAGCGCCGGAGCCCGGAGCGGGTAGCGTGGCGGAGGGCGCCATGGAGTATGCCCAGGCGGTGAAAGAAGGACGCATTAAGGATGTACGCTTCTTTTACTATCACCGGCAGGCTTCGGAGGAGCATCTGCTTGATACGGTGGAAGATGTGAGAACGGCGGTAATCGAGGCTTCAGGACCGGCGGCCAGTTGGCGGAATATTGATGCTATCGTGGCGCTATCGCAGGACCCGACGATGGATATGGCTTTTTTCGACCGGGTATATTGCAACCGGCTGGTGAAGGCATCGCAGAAAGCCTTCGATATCAATGAATGGGAGCCACTGGCGAAGAAGAAATATAAGATGGGCGATAAGGCGCTGATTACGCTGGGTTTCGACGGCGCCATGTTCCACGATTCGGTGGGGCTGGTGGGGACGGAAATCGAGTCGGGTCACCAGTTCGTCCTGGGGGTCTGGGAGTGTCCTTACGGTAAAAAGGACTGGCAGGCGCCGGTGGATGAAATAGAGGATGCGGTGGAAGCCGCTTTCGAGAATTACGACGTGTGGCGGATGTACGCGGACCCTCAATATTGGCTCTCCTACACGGCTAAGTGGGCGGGGCGATACGGCAAAGAGAAGGTCGTCGAATGGTACACGAACAAATATAACCAGATGTGCTATTCGATAGAGGCTTTTAACACGGCGATAAAAAGCAAAGAATTAAGCCATGACGGGCACAAGGGTCTGGGGAGGCATATAGCGAACGCCTTCAAGAAGGAGTTGAACAAGCGGGACGAGCAGGGGAAGAAGCTGTGGGTGATACAGAAGGAGCGAGGAGATAGTCCCAACAAGATTGACCTGGCGATGGCGGCGATATTGAGCTGGCGGGCGAGGCTGGACGCGGTAGCGCTGGGGGTAACGAACCGGAGCGCTTATGAAGACGGGTTGATAACAATAGGATGAAGAGAATTAAAACATTTTACGATTTCCTTAAAATGATATTTGATATCGAGGACTTGCTGACGGTGGGCGGAATCGGGATGTTGGGCGCGGGCATATGGTTCATCTATTGGCCGGCGGCATTGATAGTCATCGGGATATTCTGCGCTTCCCTCGGCGTACTGGGGAGCAGGATACGGAGGCGCCATGGGAAGAATAGCTGATTTCATCGAGAAACGGTATTCCCTGGCCGATATGGACCGGGACATGGATGCCATCATCTATGGGCGGCCCACCGCCACCGGCGTCAACGTCAGCGAAATCTCAGCGCTCAAATATACGCCCTATTTCGCCGCTATCCGCCTCATCTCCGAGACCATTGGCCAGGTACACCTCATTTATTACAAACGGGTGATGCGCGGTCGAGAACCACGGCGTGGTAAAGAAAGGGCGGTGGAAGAGAACAATTATTGGCTGCTGCATGAAGAGCCCAACCCGGAGATGGACGCCGTCAGCTTCAAGTCCGCCCTCACCGGCCAGTCCATCCCCTGGGGCAATGCCTATGCCGAGATAGATTGGGATATGGAGACCGGCCAAGCGCGCGCCCTCTGGCCGCTCAACACGGCCAAGATGGAGGTTACCCGCGACCCGAAAACGCGCGAACTGCTCTATGGCTACACCACCCCGGACGGCATCACCCACGGGCTGCCGGCTTGGCGCATCTGGCACCTTTCCGGCTTCGGGTTCAACGGCATCACGGGCTTCAATAATGTCAAGCAGTCCCGCGAGGCGCTGGGGTTGGGCATGGCCCTGGAGGAAAACGGCGCCCGCTTCTTCGGCAATGGTGCGCGGCCTGGAGTCGTACTCCAGCATCCCGGTCATCTCAACAAGGAAGCCAAGAAAGCAAATATTGAACATTGGCAAGAAGCCTATGGAGGCCTGAGTAACGTCAACCGTACCGCTATCCTGGACGAGGGCATTACTATCAAGGAGGTCGGCATACCGCCGGCCGCCGCGCAGATGCTCGAAAGCCGGACATTCCAGATACAGGAAGTCGCCCGGATGACCAATGTCACCCCGCACAAGCTCATGGAGCTCTCCCATGCCACATACTCCAACATTGAGCACCAGGACCTGGAGTTCCTCAAGTATACCATGGGTATCTGGTTCCGGCGTTGGGAACAGGCCAGCAACCGCAAGCTCATCCTGCCCGGCGAACGCCGTATCTATTTCTATGAATTTTTGGAAGAAGCCCTTCTAAAGGCGGACTCGAAGGCGAGGGCGGAATTTTACAAAGAATTATTCAATCTGGGGGCGATATCCCCGAACGACATCCGTGAGAAGGAAAATATGAACCCCATCGAAGACCCCGGAGGCGACAAAACTTACATCATGCAGAATATGATGCCGCTGGATATGGCGGAGCGGGTGGTGCTGGGGCAGGCACGGGAGGCGGCGATGCCCAAGCAGCTGCGCGGCGACGATATAAAGGAACTGACGAGGCGGATAGCGGAGAGGGAGAAATCAAATCTGCTGCGAGCAGCGTCGCGGGATCCGGTGGGATTCGGCGCATGGCTGGAGGACTTCTACCGTGATTTCAGGGCGTACATCGTCAAAGAAGCGGTAATGGTGTTGGGGGATGGTGCGGCGGCGTATACGAGCGAATACGTGGAGAGGTCGCGGGTGCTGCTGAAGGATAAGGACCCGGGCGACCTGGAGAAGGATCTGGAGGAATGGGAGGATATGCGGTGTGGGGGAGACTGATATTACAACATAACACATAATGTAAAAAGTGAATAATCGAACCGCTGGTGACAGCGGCTTTTTTATTACCCACGAAATAAACGGGGGGTGAAGTCATCATGCCATATCCGAATGAACACAGCTGCCGTCTGGAGGATCCGGACAAATATGAGAATTTCCGCCGGGAGAAATGCGGTGAGAAACACGATGGGAAGTGCATCGATGTGATCTACGGAATCAAGGAAGGGAAGAGCGAAATACAGGCACTCCGGTATAAAACGGATATCTGGGACGAGGACGATGCGCGGGCGCACTGCAAAGAGCGCGAAGGGAAATTCGAGCCAGCCGGCGACGAGGAATCCGAGGTCCTGAGTGAAGAAAAATATCAATGCGAATGTATCGAATGCGGCTATGAATTTGAAAGCGACGAGCATTGCCGCGATGTTAAATGCCCGGAGTGTGGGGGAGACTGCCGGCGGGTGGAGCGCCCCGGCCCCGGCCAACGTTCAAATTTTCAAATCCAGGAGGGAAGCGGCATGAGCGCAGAGAGGCGGGAATACAGGGAATTCGAGATGGACAAGCTTGAGGTGCGGGCTGCCGAGGGCGAAGACGCTCCCAAGAAAATAATCGGTCACGGCGCGGTATATAACAAGTTGAGCGTGGACCTGGGAGGGTTCAAGGAGTTATTTGAGCCAGGCACGTTTGCCGAATCCATCAAGCGTGACGATATAAGGTCGTTAAGGGACCATACACCGACGTATATCCTCGGGCGGACAAAGGCGGGGACGCTGGAGCTTAAAGAAGACGAACGGGGGGTTTATTACGAAGTGGTGGTGCCGGAGACAAGCTATGCCGACGATTTACTGATAAGCATCGAACGGGGCGACGTGACGGGTTGTTCCATCATGTTCCAAGTGGATGGGGAAAAGGGTGAGAGGTGGTTCCTAGAAGGTAAAGAGGTAGATGCCATCGATGCGTTCATGGCGATGTGGGACGAGAAGAAACATAAAATCGAGAGGCACGTGAACAAGGCGCGTCTCTACGATATCGGGCCGGTGACATTCCCGGCGTACCCGCAGACGGATGTTAAGGCGCGGAGCCTGGCGGCGGTAGCGGGGCTGGATTATGAAGCGTTGGGGACGGCGCTGGTGAAGAGCCAGCGGGGTCTGCCGCTGGATGAAATCGAACAAAGGACGCTGGCGAAAGCCGGCGATATTATAAGTGGCCGTAAAGAGGCCGAGGAAAAGTCCGCCGACGCGGAAGATATAGCGGACAAGCCGGACGGGCAGGGCGCTTTGAAAGGGCGTGCTCTTAGTCTGGCGAGGAGGCGGCTGAATTACGGATATCCCAATAGATAAAACGAGAAAATCAAAATCTGGAGGTAAAAATGAAAGACATACTCAAGGTCATGGAATACCGGAAACAACAGAAGACCCTCCGGGATGAGGGGAATGAATTATTGGCGAAGGTGGAGACGGAGGAGCGCGAAGTCAACGAGGACGAGCAGAAAAGAGTCGACGCCATCGATGCAGAAATCAGGGCTATTGATGTGCGGATAGATAACTACTGCAAGGTAAACCAGATATCCGAGGAAGAGCTGCGGACTTATGAGCCACAGAAGCCTGACCCGGGGGCAGAAAACGCCGCAACACCCAAACCGTTCCGGTCGCTGGGGGAGCAGCTCCAGGCAGTCCGGGACTTCTTTACCGGCAAGAGCCGTGACGACCGGCTATTTGAGGTAAGGGCGGCCTCCGGGCTAAACGAATCCGTCCCCAGCGAGGGCGGCTTCCTCGTCCAGCAGGATTTGTCGGCCGAGCTGCTGAAACAGACCTACGAGACCAATGAAATACCGAACCGCTGTCGGCGTATTCCTGTCAGCGGGCCATCCAACAGCTTCGCCATGAACACGGTTGATGAGTCCAGCCGGGCCACCGGTTCGCGCTGGGGCGGCATCCAGGTCTACCGCGAGGCGGAGGCTGACAGCACCACGGCGAGCAAGCCGAAATTCGGGCGCATCGAAATGAAGCTCGAAAAGATGATGGGGCTGTGCTATGCCACCGATGAGAATCTTCAGGACGCCGCGCAACTGGGTGCCATTATCTCCCAGGGCTTTACCGAGGAGTTCGGCTTCAAGCTGTCGGATGAAATCATTCGCGGTACCGGTGCCGGGCAGTGTCTGGGCATCCTGGAAAGCAATGCCCTAGTAAGCGTGGCCAAGGAAACGGGGCAGACGGCGGATACGGTGGTAACTGAGAATATCCTCAAGATGTGGAAGTCGCGCCGCGGCCGCAACCTGGTCTGGTTATATAACCAGGAGCTGGAAGATCAGCTCGACCTTTTGAAAGTCGATGTCGGCACCGGCGGAGAAATGGCGAGGCTTTTCGTGCCCCCGACAGTGCCGGGCGGGTTTGCCACCATCAAAGGCGCGCCGGCCATTGCTGTTGAGGTAGCCTCGGGGCCTGGCGACGTGGGAGATATCATCCTGGCCGACCTTTCCCAGTATCTGCTAATCGACAAGGGTGGCATTCAGACGGCTGAATCCATCCATGTCCAGTTCCTGACCGACCAGATGACCTTCCGCTTTATATACAGGGTCAACGGTATGCCTATGCTCAAGAGCAAGATAACCCCTTACAAACGGACAGACTCCAACTTCTATGTCAGCCCGTTCGTTGCATTGGCAGCCCGCTAAAGCCGGGCAAAAATAAATTTAATGAGGTGAAAAAATGAGACTTTGCGAAGATAAAAAACTGGTTCCCATCTTCAGCTCAGCCGATATTGTCTCCGGCGCTGACAGTGATTCCATCTGTGTCAAGGGCGCCAAGCATGTTGCGCTATTCTGCATGTTCGGCCCGTCCCTATCCGGTGATCCCATTCTGACGCTTTATGAGGGCGCCACGGACGGGGTAAAGACGACAGCATTAACGTTTGCTTACCGGTACGGCGGGGCGGCCGTCGGCTCGGCCAGTGCTGATATCCTGAGCACGGAAGCAACCTCTGCGGCGCTGGAATGCACAGGCACCACCTTTGTCAGCCGGCTGCTTGTCATCGAGCTCGACATGGCCAGCATGACCGACGGCTATGACTGGCTGACTCTCCAGGTAGGTAGTGAAGCTTCAGCCGGCGAGCTGACCGTGATAGCCGTTCTCGACCCGGCTTACAAAAGCCCGGCGCTCGATACCGTCCTGTCCTAAATAAAGGTCGAAATAGAGGGCGGGTAGCGCCGCCCTCTAAATCAAACGAAGAAGAGGTGAAAAATGAACTATAACAAATCAACCCGGCAAAGGGTGGCGGATATCAATCTCGGCATTCATGTCAGCCGCGATACCGATAATATCCTGACCGGCGAAGACCTGTTCACTATAGCGGGCGGCCGGGTGCTGGTGAACCTGATACTCGGCGAAGTAACCACCGTCATGCAGACCAAGACCATCAACTTCAAACTTCAGGCCGACCCGACGGTCGGCACGACCACGGACCTCTGCGGCAACCTGGACCTGAGCGCTGCCGAGGTGGGGAGTCTGCTGACCATTGCCGGGCCTGTGGCCACCGCCCTGCAAATCGGCAAGTCCGGCAGCGTTATCGGACAGACTTACCCAATCCCGGTGGCAGAGGGCGTCATCCAGGCCGTTGTCGGCGCCACACATACCGGCTCCATCAAGTGGGATATCTGGTATGTACCGCTGGACGAAGGCGCTTACGTAGAGGCTGCCTGAGCCTAATAACCAAATAAAGTAAAACGAGGTGAGAAAATGAGTAATGGAGCATATATCCTGCAAGCAAATAACAGAGACGGGGTCGGGGAATCGATTGAGTCTCAGGCGAACAGCCGCGGCGACCTGGAGATTGCGCAGTCCCTGCCGCCCTATGCGGAGCTGACCCGGCTCGGCAGCGGGTATCAGGCCATGACC